AAACTTTTGGATATAGTTCCCAAGGCGCGCCCGGTTGGCGGTGGCGTTCTGGAAGGACGTTACGTCCTCACCTTCATTGACGCCGGAGATTACCGGGTCGGAAAGTGAATCGACCTGCCATTCGTTGTACGTGGCGGTCGCCCGTTTTTTCTTTGCAAGGGAAAGTAGAGGCGTTGCCTCAGGTTCGAGAATTGACAAAATCGACGTCAAATCTTCTCTATTTCCCGTAGTGTTGAAACTGGCTGCTTTAGCCATTTCGTTACCCTCCTTGGGCTGTTAGATGTTAAGTTTTTACGCTGCCGCTCGTTTGAGTCGCAGGTAGGTTTGGTAGTCGGCCATTGCGCCGGATGCGTCGAACTTCGCTTTCGCCGCCGTCAGAGCTTTCTTCCCCTTCACTTCCCCCTTCGGAGCCTTCGGCGTTCCCGCCGCTTCTACGTTCGCCGCAGGAGCCTTGGGCTTATTCGCCTTGGGTTTTCCGTTCGCTTCCGCAGCGGCCTGCTCCTTCTGTACTTGCCGCAGTCCCTTTACCATCAACCCCAACGCAAAGTTGGAGTTGGGCAAATGGTCTACCAGCGGTTTGTACAGCGGTGATTCCTTCACTTGCAGGAACATTGCCATGTCGTCGCTTTCGGGTTCACTGAGGAACCCGAAGGTCTGGACGGCCTGTTGGTCGGATGCGTTGCGCTCCTTGATCCAAGCCTGTCGCGCGGGCACGTCCTTTCGCAGGATGCGCCGAGCGTTGTTCTTGATGCGGCGGAGATCGGCCTTCGTGTAGGTCTTCTCACCGTCCTTCGCGACGAATTCGTTGCCGTCGTCGTCGTATTGGGACTCGTTCTCCGCGCTCTCCTCGGCCCATTCGACCAAGGAGTTCAAGTTCTCGGCTTCCTTGAGCAGTTGATCGTCGGTCACCGCGTTCGTAAGGGCGTTGTCCCGCAGGAATGCAGGCGCCTCGTTCGCAGTGGTCGTCTGTTGTTGCTGCATCTGCTGTTGCAGCGCCAGGTTCTGCTCGGCCAGAGTCTTCTTCTGGGCGGTCAGTTTGCCGAAGCGCTTAACGGCGGATGCATTCAACTGCTTCGCCAGAGCCGCCGTCTCGTCTTCCGTCAGGGAGTCGAGATCGACGTTGTGCTTGGATTGGGTCTGTTCGGGTTCGGTTTCCTCTGCGGGCGGGTCCGGTTCGTCCGGGGCTTCCTCCTGCATGGCCTCCGCCAAGGGATCGCCTTCGTCCACAGCTTCTTCTTCAGCGGATTCGGGTGCTTCCTCGGGTTCGCCCTCCGGTGTTTCCTCGGATGACTCCCTGCGCTCCAGCAATTGTGAAGCGTATTCGGCCATACTGAGGTTTCCCTCGGGCTGCGTTGATTCTTCCACCGCGCTTTGTGTAGGGGGCGCGGAGACTTCCCCTTTTTCCAGTGTTTCCACAGTGTTGGCAAAAGTAACTTATTCCGGACCGGACTTCAATCCTTAATGCAAGTAACTTGCAATAAGCGGACAAAAAAAGCCCCGCCTGCGGCGGAGCAGACGGGGCGGGTGTGGTAGGGCCGGTGGTTACTGGCCCAAATTCGCTATGAAATCCAACTCCTCGTCCACGGCTTCCAATTTGCCCGTAAGCATGAAGTGACGGTTTACGCTCTCTATGACGTCCTGCGTCTGGAGTTGACGGATGATTTCCTCCCGTTGAAGTTCGCGGAACTTGATGAACTCCAGAAAATTTGGTTCGCCCTTCAGTTGCGCCATCGATTGCTGGGCCTCTTCGAGGTCGAGGTCGTGGTAAGTCTTCTTGAGGGATCGCCCCCTCCCATTGAAAAAGTTTATGATGCTCAACCTATTTCTTCTTTCCCTTCGCCCTTTGACGGGCGTAGTAAGCCGTTAATTGTTTCTTGCTTAGAATTCTTCCCGTGGGGGATTTGTACTTTCCGTTCTTCAGGCGCTTGAAAGGCATTTCAACGAGTCCCCGAGTAAATGAGGCTTAATACCAGTAGAAGGACGTCTATCAACGCATCGCGCTCAAGGAAGAACATCCCAATCGCTATGAGCCAATACCACTCTCGCTGGAGAGAGGACAAGTCACTTCTTCGCTTTCTTCTTGGCGGCTTTCTTCTTGGCGGGAGCCTTCTTGGCGGGAGCCTTCTTCTTGGGAGCCTTGCCGCCCTCCCATGCCTCGTTCACCTCGGGCGTGGAGGGGTCGTCCGCCTTTAACTTGCCGCCTTTGCCCCTCGCGCGCGCGGGTTTTTTAATAGGCGCCTCAAGGGCGGGTTGCTTGTGCAGGAAGTCCTGCACGGCGTGCTTGTAGAGGAACTTGCCCACGACTTGCCCGGTGTGCGGGTTCCTTACGTGGAATCTGCCGCCGACGTTCTCGATTGAATAACCTTTCATCTTTTTCCTTTCTTGCGACTAAGCAGCCGCAGTTTCGCCGTAGGGCGTGGGCGCCGTGCCCAGCCTGCCGATCTCGGCGTTCTGTTTCTGTGAGATTTGCATTTGAAGTTGTTGGAGGTAGGTCTCGATGCGGCCCTGTAGGGCAGGGTCGGTCTGTACCTTCTGCGTGATGTCGGGTTGCTGTAACCACTGCTGGAACATCTGGAGTTGAATCTCGGGGGAACCGCCGGGGCGTACGTTCGGCGGGACGCCCGAGTAGACTTCCGTGATAGCTTGGCGGGCGCCTTCCATGGCGCGGGCGCTCGCGGTCTCCTTCGGGAGCATGATCCGCTCGGCGGCGCCGGGGAGGATTTGTTCAGTGGCTACGATCAATAGTTGCTCCGTGTCGAGGACGCCCGACTTGTCCAGCATGCCCCCCAGTTCCGCTATCGCCTTCACCCGCTCAACCATCATGGCCGGGTCTTGAGTGGCTACGTCGAACTGGAGCCAGAAGTCGTATCTTTCGCCCGCCGGTCCCTTGGAGTACTTCTGGACGTCGTTCACGCCGGTTACGCGGAAGAACTCCGCATCGGGGCCGTATTGCTGATAAAGAGTGAAGACTTGGTCGAGGACGTGCTTAAGGTGACTGAAGACCTTGTCCACCGTGGCCTGCTGTTTAGCCATTGCCTCGGTCGGGTCAACGCCGGGAGCGTTGCGGCCAAAGTAGCGGTCGGCGGATTCCTTAATATATCGACGCAATTCGATATTACCCGTGTCCAGGCGCGGCGTGTCCGCGAAGCTAACCTCGTTCGGGACGCGATAAGGAACCTTTACGCCCGGTCCCCATGCGGTCGGGCAGCGGCCCAAAGGGTGCTGGAGGGGAGGCAGCGTGGATAGACTCTGGCGGTCGATGGCGGCGTCGGTCTCGACCTTCAATACCTGTTGCAAAGATTCGACTAGCTCGGGGTAGCTGCGGGATGAATAGAAGCGCTTATTGTTCTCCTCCAGCTTGGTCGATATAAAAGGATACTGGCCGTGCCCATAGTCTAAGAGCGTATGCTTGGCGAAGAGGTCGTCGCCTCCGAGGCCATCACAGAAGACCGTGCAGTATATTCCCGGTACGTCGTCCTCATCGAGTAGACGCTGGTAGCAGTACACAATCGGCAAAGTCTGGTCGGGCGATTCCATGAAGTCGTCGCCGTCGCGCAGACGGCCCGCGTTGCCCGCTTGCGGTTCGCCCCCCGCGCCCATGCTGTCTATGGCCGCGTCTACGAACTTGGAGTCCCATCCCTCGCCGGAAACTTTGCTCTTCAGCATCTCCGGCGTCATCCGGATTACGTGGAAGACGTAGGGAGCCTCGTTCGGGTCGATGGTGTAACTGGGCCAGAAGACGTCCTCGCTCGGGGATAGAGCCTTGATGCGCGGTTGGTTGATCACTTGGCGGGTCACGGGGACCGTGGTCTCGCCGTCCTCGCGCAACTCGCGCAGCATCGCCTTTCCCTTCGCCTTGCTCACATTGAATTGGTCCGTGAGCATCTGGGTCAACTCCTCGTCCATGCTGCCGTCGATGATGACCTCCGCTATCTGCGGCATGGCCTGCGCAATCTCCTCAAGGTTGATAGCCTGTTGCTGCTTCAGGTCGTGGGAGTCCCAGTAAACGTAGGTAACCGCCAAACCCTGCTCGAACAAGTGGTTCAGGCTTAATTCAACCTGCTCATACCATTCGTCCATCTTGGAGTTGATCAACCAGCGGAGGAAGGCGCTTACCACGCCCGCCCTGCCGACGTCGCTGCTCTCAACCGGGGTCGCCACGATGTGGGCGCGGCGGATGGCCGACATGCACTGGGCGATGCGGCAACTGATTAACTCGTCCGCAAGGCGGACCTCCTGGTCGCTTGCCCCGTTCCACGGGAAGACCGTCCCCGTGCTCTTTAACGGGACGTGCTTCTTGAAGTCGGAGGATTTTCCGCTCCATTGGCAGTTGCGGACCTCCCAGTCGCGCTGACGGCGGTCAAGCCATTCGTCCAAGTCGTCCTGCGTTTCCGAGAATGCCTGCTGGAGGTACTCGACGTCGGGTTCCTTGGATGCATACAAAAGTTCCGGATCGCTGGACTCCATGTTGCAAAACTAAAGGTTGACGCAATTCGCGTCAAATCAATAACCGCCCCCGCCCGTGCAGGCGAGCATCGAGTTGGTGACGTGCTCGGGGTCGCAGATGCAAAAATAGCGTAAGCAATCTATGAAGTCCTTGAATTGCTCGGTGTTGCCCGAGCCGGTGTATTCCATAAGGCAGGTGATCAAGTTCTCGCAGCGGTCGGAGACGTACAGGCGCGGGCGGTTCTCCTCCGTCAGGGGTTCCGAGTCGTCCCATGACAATAAGTCGTTTATGCGGGCCACCCCCGCCTCGATGTCAACGCCGGGGGCAGCGCGAAAAATGAACCCCAGTTCGCCCATGCTGTTTATGATGTTGCTCGTCCCCTCCTTCGTTCGCACCGTCGCCGCCCCCATTCTGGGGTCTACGATGCGCTCGAAGATTTCCTCGCCCGATTCAAGCTCCTCGAAGTGGTCGCGGTAGTCCTCGTATCCCCAGCCGAGGGGGCGTTGGGCCGGCCCCGGTTTGCCCGTGCTGCGTCCCGCGTTGTTTACGTGCGGCAAGGCCCACTCGCCCATAGAAGCCTCGGGGAACTCCCGGTATACGTAGACCCTACCGTCAGGCATGACCGCCGCCCAGATCGCCACCCACGGTTTGCTCCCGCCGGGGTCGCAGATCATGTAGCGCGTCACACGCTCCGTGCCGTCAGCTATGAAGGGAATCTCGTCGTGCTCGATCACGTTTACGTCGCGGTTGAATCGAGGGAACCTGCCATGAAAGTTCTTCGATGGGATGCCGTACAATCGAGCAAGCTTCACCTCGATAGGTTGCTTCGAGTAAGTCTTGATCAAGTCCTCCCCGTCGATGAAGGGAGTTGCCGCCGTGCGCCAGTAGTAAATGCGGGTGTCGGGCCAGTTGCGGCAGACCTGCTCAACCGGGAGTTCCTTCCCAATCAACTTGCTGTACCGAGTCTCGATTGTTTCGGCGCCCTTGAGTAAAGTGTTAATCAGAGGCGTCCAGCCCTGGAGGGTCGTGAAGGTAAGGATGAGCCGACCCTTGTGGTCCGTCAGGCGCGCCAACAGGGTCTCGAAGATGCTCTGGTTGATCTCCTCGTCGCAGTGGATGCAGTGAGCGCTCCATCCCTCGAAGATTTGGCTGTCCGCCGCATATTGGCGGTAATTGTTGAAGAAGATGCTGCTCCCGCGATCAGCCCCCTCGTGGGTTACGGGCATGATGCACTTGTTGTCGCTAAAGCCGTTCTTGGCGCTGTATAGGATGCTGTGCTGCTCCGACTTCTTCTGGGCGCGCTTGTAACGCATGGGCATGGCGTCCCAAACGTACCGTTGGCTGTCCTGAATGCTGCGCTCCTCGCTGACGTGCATGCTGCGTAACTCCGCCTCCGGTATCCGCTGGGCCAAGTGCATCAGCATGCGGGTGGCGAAAACGGACTTGGATGACCTGTTCCCTCCAAGTATCACGTGCACCTTGACGTCCTTCCAGTTCTCCATTACACGGCGCCAACTGGGTAGCGTCCAACCCCACTTGATCGGGTCTTCCTTCTCCGAGGCCGGTTGGTTCTTCAATAAGTTGTTCATCATTAGAGCCTGCTCGTCGGTCAGGGCGTCAACCTCATCCGGACTCAAGGCGCAGGCAAGCTTGCCACGGTTGTACCGCAGCATCCCCTCCGGCCAAGGCACGCCGAAGGTGGGGTCGATCTCGTCGCAGTAAGTGAGGTTAGCCACGCCCCGACATCTCCATTGCCACGATTAACGCCGCTTCCAAGTCCGGCGCCTCGACTTCTTCCTCTCCGACGACCCAGCGCTCGCTATCCGTTCCTCCGTCAATGAGTCGAATTTCGATGGGGTCGGCCCCAACTTGGTGACATCGCACTGAAAATCCCTGGGAGTCGATTCGGGTAAAGCGCGTCCGAATTTCGTCCAGTGATACCGCGACCATCCTGATCCCTCCCTATAGGTACTCACCCAAGAAGTCGTGCAGCGCCACCCGCAGACGGTCAACCGTGTCCTTGTCGTACATCGGCTTGTCGTTCACGACCGGTCCGCCGTGCTTCACGATCTTGCGTATCCACGCATCATACAGGCGCACCGCCTCGTCCAAGTCAGCCGCCCGCGCATACAGCTTCGCAGTAGCCTCGTCGTAGGCTACGAAGGTTGCCACCGGTTCCTTCTCACTCATAAATCGGGTAGGCAGCAGGCTATGTTATTCAGGGCGTCCTTTATTTCCTCTAGGCACAGATTAATGGAATTAAGGTCGATATTGGGGGACATTGTTATAATTTCATCCCAGTCAGACCCCGGAAGATCATATACGTCGCCGTTGCTCATCTTGACCTTTATTCGCCCGTTGGGGGCACGGTTCTCGTCAAGGGAATACTCAACGGAAGATATATGGTTAACGTTTAACACGAGGTTATTATCTCCTACTTCTACTAACATTTCAGTCTCCTTTCAGGTTCATTCATCATCGCATGAACAACTCGCGCCCTCGCGATAGTCGTTCAAGTGGATGCGGTCGCCGCACTCCTCGCAGTGATTCCAGCCCTCGCGAGCCTTGCGGTCAAGGTGCAGTTCCTTCAAGTAGTCGTCGTCGTATTCGGTTTCGGTTTCGTTCTC